TTACTGTGCAGGTACAGCCACTTCAACGCGGCGTGGGCGTTCACCATCACGCCCGGGAACCAGCACTACAACCACACACATGGCACGACCATTTTGCGTCGTCGGCGTCGATTTCGCCAATTGACCACCCTGCGAGGCAGCCACCTGTTCACCCACAGCCGCACAATCCGCAGCGGCAGCAAGCAGAAGATTAGACTTCTGTGGCGTCGCAATTGGCAGGGCACCGGCGTTCACCGGCAACAGACCAATGCTAACGGCCAGAAGCGCGAAGATTTTGAGAGCAGGGTTCTGTTTCATCATGCCCCTTATATAGCGCCTGTCAGCTGAACGATGCATGAACAATACACTCCGCCGAATGACGCAAAGGAAATTAAGCCCATAAAATAGCAAAAGTTCTGAAACCAGGTCCGTTACTATTTAAACCATTGTTTTTACGCATAATATTATCCGGACTATCCGTCAACAATCCGGTATCAGGCGCATTTTATAACTCTGCTATCACGGATTATAAAATTATGAAATGCGTGAAGTTGCCCGTATTCGCCCAAAAACGGCGATAAGCCCCGCAATTGCGGTAGCGAGTTGCAGTAACACATCAGTGAGCGCGCCTTGATCAATCGTTTCGCTCACCAGACCGAAAGCACCTGCCAACGAAAGAAACAACGCCACGAGCCCAGCCCAAACCGTGCGGGAAAGATACCAGACTTTATCTTCAGTCACGAGATTTCCTTTTATGTTAAAAATTGCTCTGGATTACGATTGAAGCAAAATCACCTGCGCCTATTCTCGCGCCAAGCATTGCAACCCGAATCTCGAAACTATTCGTTCCAGCCTCGGCAAGTCGCTCATCACTCGGGTATATCCACGATGTCGTCAGCACCTCAGCAGTTTTGAGCTTTGCCCCAGCTTGCCAAACTTCCACCAGATAGTTTTCACTGTCCTCGCCAAGCGGAATATCGCTACCCAACCAGCTATCGGCATCGATACGCCCGCGTCTGATCCAGCAAAGCGACAAATCGCCATTGGACAGCTTCTCAGCCCTTAGATGGACTGGGCTCAAAGGCCTCAATGCCTGAATTCCGCCTATTGCTTTGACAGTATCAAAGTACTCATCAGAGAACGATTTGCCCGCCGCGCCAATGCGCCAGTGGAGTTCCAAACCAATTTCAGATGTTTGCAAACCGATGCCTTGAACGCCACCATCCAGCAGGATAAAAGCTCTACCTGCCGGCTTTTCATTGGCGCTAGCGAATTCTGTGCCAAGCTGCCCACGCAAAAGTCGACGCAGCCGCCAGTGGTTCTGGCCGATTTCTTCAGCCTCGAGAAACTGCAGAACTTCCCAATCCCCGTCAGAGGACTGCACGAGTGCTGTATTGGCGCCATTGAGGATTTGTGGGAGCGGTTTGGATGCCAACTCGCCAGAATACAGCAGCAGTTCCAGCATTTGACCATCAATCAGTCGTCCGCTTGCTCCACCGGGCAACGGAGCTGTCAGTTCACCCATCACTGCGCGTTCCCCAATCAGGCTGCGCTCGACAAAGCCCTGATCGGATGGTGAAGCATAAGTCGCAACGCCACGCCACGGCTTCGCATGGCAGGCAATACGAAACTGACCAGCCGGATCTTCTGCACCTGGCCAAAGCGGCAGATCGATGAGCTGAAAAATCGGCTTCATATCGGAAACAGGTGTTCCCGGTGTGAGCTGCGGCGTTTCCCCTCTATCAGCAAAAACCACATTAGGTGCCAGAGCCACAGCCTTGACCACCCGCACCTCTCCGTCTTCCAGAGATGATACGACATAGTCGCGCCCACCACCAAGCATATCGAGCCGAACACGGTCACCGACATGAAGAGCGGCCTCAGACCAAGGCAGGGAAAAGCTTGCTGTCCGCCGTTCGGCATAACGGCGCGCCATCCAAGCTTCGGCGAGTGCCGTCGCCTGTCCTGCTTCCATCGACCCGGCAAGACTAAAGCTTTCCGTACCTTGGCCCGTATCACGGCGAACCGATGCTCCTATCACCTGAAAATCACGCAACGGATCGTTGCAATAGAACTCAGCTATAGAGGGTAAATCGCCGTGATCCTCGAGAATTGCGGTCATCGCTTCGCCATCGGTCGGCTCAACAAGCGTGGCCGCCACATCAAGCACAGGAGCCGCACGGTCAATACTTCGGAACTTGAATTGCCCCGCCTGTTCAAAACCATGCACGCCAAACACATTCATCAGTGGCTCCAGCACACCGCGAGCCGTGCTTGGTTCTGAAATCACAAAGCCTGCCAGATGCCCGTCCGCACCTGTACAATCCGCTTCCGGCAAACCAAAATCTGCGAGGATCGCTGCAATAAGCTCATCGAGTGCAACACCGCTCATGCGGCCATTGAGCCAATGTCCCAACCGCCAGTTTGGTGTGTCTCCCCATATATCGGCTTTCAGTGGAAATTCCGGAAACGGTCTTGTATCCCATGACCAGAGATAGACACGGTCCATGTCGAGCATCGCTCCGCCATAGATGGAGGAGACTGGGTTCTTATTCGGCCAGTAGTCATAATGCGCACGCAGAAAGCGATCCATCGCAATATCGGAACGCGCCCCATTCGAAAAATAGGGGGTCGCGTTTTCCGACGATTTCGGATCAGGAAACACATTCGGCTGATTTGGCCCTTTATCGACCGCCGGGCATCCCAGTTCGGTGAACCATATGGGCTTTGATTGTGGAGCCCATGCCGTTGGCGTGAGAGCCTCGGCGCCATTGATGCGATTATAGTGCGGATTGCTCCACCATGAGCGAATGTCTTTGTATCGATAGATCCATGGCTTGCCCGCAAGCCCATCGGTGATTGGCGTGCGCACGCGCTGTTCCCGGTCTTCACTATTAGCATAATACCAGTCGAAGCCTTCACCCGCTTCGATGCTATTGCTCAGACCATCGAGATCGTAGGCACCTTCAAAACCATCGGGATTGCCACCATCAAGGTCGCTGTCTCGCCAGTCAGCGAGCGGCATGTAATTGTCGATACCAACGGCATTGATGGCCGGATGCCCCCATAACGGGTCGAGATTGAAGAAGAGATCACCAGTACCATCCTGCGTCTGATAGCCGAAATATTCCGTCCAGTCCGCGCCATAACTGATGTGGCAGGTTGCCCCAAGCTTCGTGCGCATTTCGGCTGCAAGCGTGCAGAGATGGGTTACGAACGGAAAACTTTCTCGGCTTTCGCGGATGCTGGTGAGACCTCGCAATTCGGAACCTAGCAGAAAGGCATCGACCCCGCCCGCCTGCACCGCGAGGTTGGCACAATGATTCAGAAAGCGTCTGTAACCCCATGTTCCGTTGACAAAAGCCGTAACCTGATTGGCCGCTTCCAGCGTCTTGTCCGGCGTTCCGGAGATACCAATAGCAGGACTACACGTTATGCGTCCACGCCACGGATAAACGGATTGTCCCACACCACCGTAAGGCGACGGCAACGAGTTATCGGCGGGAACGTCCATCATGATGAAAGGATATAGTGTTACCTTCAGACCACGCGCCTTGGCATCGCGGATTGCATCGATCACACTCTTGTCGGATGGCGTACCCCCATAGGCAGCCCCCTCGCCGCTCCGCGAAATCAGGTGGGCTCCGTTACGCGTAACACTCTCAACTTTCCATGTCTGGCTTGATGACAAAGCGCTCTTATGTGTAACGCCCGGCCTTATCTGGCAATATCCTGCGCGCAAGTCGTCGCCGAACCACGGCAGGACGATCGCCACATGCTGCAATTGAGGGCAAAGCGCCTGCAGCTCATCCATGGCTACAGTCCAATCACTGCGACCGCGTTTTGCATTACGGTTAAGCGAGCGGCTTTCACCCGCTATCGGTCGATCCTTAACCGGAGTTGGCGAAAGACCAAACTCCGTTGAACCGGGGATGAGGGCAACAGCACGGACATCTCGCGCAAGCTTTCCGACGGGACGTATAACTTCGAACTGAAACTGCGGCAGGCGATTTCCGTAAGCATCGAGAGGAATACGTTCAAATACGATATAGGCCGTTCCGCGATAGGCGGGAGCATTACCTGTGCCCTGCTTTGCTTCAATAAGCGGGTCCGGTTGCTGCGTATCCGTCCCATGATAAACGCGCATTTCAATCTCGGTAAGATCAAGCTCCTGTCCGTCGGCCCAGACACGGCGAATGCCCGCAATTTCACCCTCGGCAACAGCATAGGCTGCATTGCCAAAATAGCTGTAAGAGGTCACTTTCGGACCACCCTTGCCACCTTGGCGTTCGGTGGTTTTCTTTTCCTCAAAGCGCGTGGCCCATATCAGCGTGCCGGAAAGTCTTGCTGTACCGTAGACGAAAGGCAAAGCCGCCCCTTCTTCGGCTGTGGCAACACGACCGCTGTTGAGCCTTGCCCCTTCCATATGGCGGGTGGAGTTGATGATAGCCGTATCGATGGCATAGCCACCCATTGCGCCAAGCCCGGCGCCGATGGCAGCACCGACAGGGCCAAAAATGCCACCGACGGCAGCACCCACAGCCTGCAGAACGACAGTCGCCATTGCCTAACCTTTTGTCTCCGGGAAAATGAAAATTCCTGCTATGCGTTTTCGCCATTGCGGCACCAGTGCGGAAGCCATCACCCGATGCCCCTCATAGGCATGGATGAAACGGTTCTCACGGGCCATTATGCCGAGGTGCTTCGCCGCTACATCGGATCGCCAGCGAAACACGATAAGGTCACCCGGCTGTGGATCAGTACCGTCGCGGCACTGCATGTGGCGCGATGCGGCTTCAAGCAGGGGATCGCCATGAGCGGCCTCCGCCCAGTCCGGCGCATAAACACCGGGACTTTCCGGCTCAGCACCATAGACCGTGCGCCAGATGCCGCGTACGAGACCCAGGCAATCGCAGCTGATATCGCGTGCAGAAGCGCCGTGACGATAAGGCGTTCCTATCCAGCTTTCGGCTTCTGCCAGAACTCTGTGTGCAACAATCATGGAACCAGCGCGCTCCCGTCATACTCATTGTCGGAGTTGACATAGGCAAAGGCGGCATCGTTGCCCGGCAGGTGCGGGAAGCCACGAAAATTTTTGCCATTGGCAAACTTTGCCTTGCAGGTGGCGAAGCTCTTGTCGCAGCCTGCCACCAGTCGAAAAACGTCCCCCAGTTTTGCATCCAGAACCGGCGGTTCTATAAGATAAAGACGATTGCCATGATGTGCGAGGACTCGCACCGCGCCATTCTGATTATTTCCGCTTGTCCATGTAAGGTGCCCGTGTGCAAACCAGCCACTGGCAAAATCATCGAGTCCCTTGACATTGAGAATTGCACCATCGGCGCTTACAACAGAACCAACGACGAAAAAACGCGGGTCGTCGATGTTCACACCGCAACGCATATCGCCCAGCACCGCATCGCATTGACGTAGAACACGCCGCCCACAGACGGCATCAAAAGCCGCAGCAGCACCTTTCAGTTCCATCACAAAACGGCCACCTGAGCGCGTGATTGCCCCGACTGTCCAGCGCCGCAGAAGCATGTGCTGGTCGGGCGCATTCCAATTGGCGAGATAGCTTTCGATCACGGCATTATCAAAGCGTCCTTGTTCGATGTCGGAGTCGCTGATGCGTGTCGAGGACAATACACCTTCGACATCGCCACCCGCGATGGAAAGACCAAGCGTTGTTGTCGCTTCACTGCTGTTGAGACCCGTCAATGGCTCGCAGGAAATACCTTCCAGAACCAGTGTCAGGTCGTGGTCCGTAAAACCCATGACGACCTGATCGCAGCGTTTAATAAGCCATGCAAAGCAATGGCTTGTCACCTCACCCTTCAAATGTGATTCAAGTTCCGGCGGGACAGGGATCATGCCTTGACCTCGATAATGGGAATGGATGGGATTTCGCCCGCCTGAAAGGAAGCAATGCTGGCTGTCAGACGATCTGTATCGAAGCGAACTGGCACATCGAACAGAAAACCAGCCGTTACCTGTGCGCCATAAGCGGGCACATAGTCCGGGGTAAAAGATACAATTCCCGTCGCATGGCCGATTGTGAAAGCCTCACCCTCATCGAGCTTCACGCCGTCAACACCAATCTGCACCGAATCCACAACGACACGCGTAATCGGGCGGCTATATGCTTCGTAGTGTTTGACAAGCTGGAATGTGGCTGTTGTGCCATCGCCTGTTCCGATCACCTGATCAGTAAAGGATGGTGCGAAACTGCCCGAAGCCGAAGAAAAGTCGAACGGATCGCGGAAGCGAAAACTATGAAGAGATCCGCGTCTTGCTTCGAAAAAAGCGAGCACGGATCTCAGATCATCCAGCGACCGCAGACCGGTTCCCGCATCGAAATGTCTGCGTGAATGCGCCCATCGGGCATTGCGCTTTTCCATGCCTGATGTGAGCGTGACGATTTCATTGCGCCATTCCGCCCCGCTCGTCGCACCGAATGAAACGCCAAGCGGAAAGCGTACATCGTGAAAGGCTTCCATCTCACATTCTCCGTGCGCCGCGGCGCACAGCACCCGCAAGCATGGTTGACAGCTGTGCTTCGGATTTGCGGAAGGAAGATACGTCGGGCGATGTCATGTTGAACACGACCTGCACGGGTTTGGAGCCACTGCCCCCGGTGGCGACGCCCAGCCTGCCATCAGCACCGCGCGCAAGCGGCAGGATCGCTTCCGCGCCCGCCTCACCCGTAAGGCCCAGTGAACCATTCCCCATACCAAAATAAGTGGGGCTTGAAACCACTCCGCCCTTGGCAAAAGGCATGATGCCGCGAATGCTGCCCATCACACCCGACATCAGCGATGAGCCGAGGCTTTGCAGTGGCTGAAGTCCCGCGGAAAGCGCAGAACCGGCCAGACTACTGGCAAGGCCGCGCAGCACATCATCAAGCCCCTTGCCGGAAACGATTGCACTTTTCAGCGCTGTCGTCAGACTTGAGCCGAAGCTTGACGAACGTTTTTCAAGGTCGGTCAGAGCGCGATCGAAGGCGCTCGTATCCGCCTCGACGGAAACGGTTACGTTTTCATCTGTCATGTTACATTACCTGTCGGGAAAGGCGTGCATCAGCGCGTCGAGTATCGCACGCGAAGGAGCATTCATGCTCTGCGAAACGGGTCCGAGAACGGCGCCAAGTTCGCGTGGGGTCATGGCCCAGAAGTCTTTTGAGGAAAGCCGCAGCAAACCAAAACCTGCACGCATCACCTCTTCCCAGGGAAAAGGCTGACGTGAAGGAACTGATTCAACTGCGGCACTCAAGGGTTTGAAGAAGAAACGCTTTCTTCCGTTCCGAAGGTCGCGGTCAGCAACGCGGAAACGATGCGGGCATAGCCGCTGGCACCACCGTCTGCGCGCATCTCCGCTACATCTTCAAGAGGCACGTCATGTCCGCCGCCATGCAGGCCGGCACAGATGATGCGCTGCATATCGAAGGCAGAAAGTTTCCCACCCGAAAATCGGGCAATCAAGTCAGAAAGATTATCTGCTGCAAAAGCAGATTCAAGTTGTGCCAGCGCACCCAGCGTCAGGCAAAGTGTCCAGTCGCGGCCATCGAGTTTCGCTGCAACCTCACCACGATGGCGATTGACCATCATATCGCGTCTCCAAAGGCGATCAGCCCTGCAGATTCAAGCGCAACTTCAAACGTCACTTCCGCATCGTGATTGCCACTATATTCAAGGGCCACAATTTGGAAGGGACCGGTGATGGTGCCGAAATCGGGCAGGACGATCTGCCAGTTGCGAATCTCGCCGGCAAAGAAGACACTACGGACGAGCGCATCCGATATTGCATCCTTGAATATCCCCGATCCACTGACCGAAGCACGTTGAACTCCGCTTCCGGCCAATAATTGCCGCCAACGACCGGCCGCATCCGCATCTGTCACATCGACGGTCTCGGCATTGAATGCAATGCGTTTGGTGCGCAGGCCTGCACAGGTTTCAAACTGGTCTGTGCCATGCGCAATTTTCAGCAAGATGTCCTTGCCGCGTTGAGCTGCCATAATGGATTCCTTATCTAGCTTACTGGTTCGGTCACAGCGCGATAGCGCATGGTGCCGAGGTAGCTGCCGAACCCGTCTGTGTTACGGGCCAAAACTTCAGTCAGCATGAGATTGACAACGCGGTGACCATTGAGATCGAGCGGTTCTTCATCAAGCTTCGTCGCGATGCGTCCGGCAATTTCAAGCACGCGTTTGCGACCCGCTTCACGCGCCCATATCTGGATATTTATAAAATGTTCGCCGCCTGGCTCACTAGCAGTGCTCCAGTCCTTTGTTAAAGTCTCGCCCAGAGTGATGTAAGGATATGGTGTTTTGAATGGAACATGATCATAAACATGTTCTCCACCAAGCGTTTCAATAAGTTCTTCATCATTCTTCAAGGCGTCATAAAGTGCTTTCTGCAATGCTGCCGCGCTGTTTTTCATTTGTATCCCCGCTTGATTCTTCAACGCTGCTCCGGGCGATCTGTCGCCCCGTTGCAATATCTTCCTTCAAAGCGATCTGCTTAAAACGCAGCGCGCGAATAAGGCCTTCAAAGGTTAATTTCATCGTGATATTCAACGCCCTACCTCAACTGCCAAACAAGTCAGGTAGCGTTTGCTTTCATCGGGATCGTAAACCGAACGCAGGGTGAAGATGCGTTCGCCTTTGCGAAAACGCTTATCGGACGTAATATCCTCGCGGTAACGCACATAAATGCGGTGCGTAAGCTCTGGAAAAGGACGAACTTGTCCACTCGGGGTACTTGATATCGGCTCTATTTTTCCCCATAGCGTTGCCACCTCGGACCAAATTTCTTTGTACCCACCCATGCCATCAGCAACAGACTGCATAGCATCCAAAGCCAACTCTGTTGAGAACTGGCTTGGGTCAATCAATAGAACTTTATTCACAGAGAAATATTCCTCCAGCTGCCGACCATCTGGCCGACCATTGCGGGCAATACCGCTTTAGCATCATCAAGTGCCGCACGGTTTTCATAGAGATGAGCGGTCAAACTAAGTATGGCCAGCTTGAGTGCGTCCGGTACTTCAACGCCGGTTTCCCCAAACCCTGCAATGAAGTCGACCTCGAGGCCACAGAACGTCTGCGCATCAGGATATTGCGCCATATAAACACGCTGCGGACGACGGCCATGCTGAAGCATGAACTCTTCCGGTTCCATGCTGATGGCATTACCATCAGGACGATATGCGATCACGGCGGTTACAGCTTTTACCGGATACTTGAAAAGGGCGAGACGACCGGATCGCGGCCAACGGTCGACACGCAAGCGCCAAGTCTGATCAATCAGTGCAAGCCCCGTCTCAGCTTCGACAAGCTCCCGCGCTGTCTTAATGATACGGCGCAGAATATCATCTTCACTATCGGTTGAAATTCTCAAAAATGCGCGTGCGTCAGCAATCGTCACCGGCTCCAGCGCCGGCGGCGTGACAAGAAACATTGTCATGTATTTTCCCCTTAAAATAACTCTCAAATCAGACAGTTACGCATGGCACCCCAGAAAGAGATTCAACGCGTTTGCAAATTGAAACTAGCTGCCAAAACCGGCAGGTAGATCAACACTGAATTATCAGGCTGCGAACTTCAGAAGCTTGATTGCATCGAAGTCCTGCACACCGCCGCCGACCCGCTTGGTGGTGTAGAAGAGTACATATGGCTTGGCGGAATATGGATCACGCAACACACGTACGCCGATGCGATCCACCACCAGATAGCCACGTTCGAAATCGCCAAAGGCTATCGGCGTTCCGTCAGCAGCAATATCCGGCATATGCTCGGCCTCGACCAGACCAAAGCCCATCAGCGACGCCTTTTCACCAACAGCCGCTGGCGGCTGCCAAAGATAATTGCCGTCCGCATCTTTGAGCTTGCGCAACACGCTCTGCGTCTTGCGGTTCATCACGAAATTTGCGTTCTGGCGATAACCGGCCTTCAGCGCATAGATAAGTTCAATCAGCTTGTCGGATGGATCGGATGCTGGCAGTGCACCGTCAACCCCAGTCGCTATGTGGCCGATCTTGCCCCACTCCCAGCTTGCATCATCAACGGTGCTGTAGCTCAGGAAGCCCATCGGCTTGTTGAGGCCATTGCCAGTGATGAAGGCAGCGCCTTCCTGTTCGGCAAAGGCTGCTTCCACTTCTTCGGCAATCCACTGTTCAACGTTGACAGCTGCATCGTCAAGCAATGACGAAGTGGCGGCTGGCATGGCATAGATTTCCATTGTCGGGAACTGCAACTCTGCCAGTTTTGCCGAAGCGGTCTGTGGACGTGCATCGGTTTCACCAACCCAGCCTGTTGCCGGACCACTCACCGAGAATGGCTTTTTCAGCACCGCACCAGACACCTGACGCACACTGGAAATGCCGCGGATAGGTGACAGCACAGCCAGACGACGACCGATTTCGCTTTCTAGCTCCGCAGGCACCAGATAACCACCATCCGGACCAGAGGCATAAGAATGTGCCTTCTGCTCAATGCCACGCATCGCCTGCTCGTCACCACGGCGCACATAACCATCAAAGGCCTGCTTATGCTCGGTATCAACAACCGCATTGCCCTTACCAAGCTGTGGGCGCGCATTTTTCAATACATACTGATCAAGTGCGTGTTTTTGTTCGTCGAGTGAGCGGTTGATACGGTCAACCTTTTCGCGCAGCAGCACATCAACATCGGCGCTCTTCTCAACCTTTTTCAGACGCTCATCATTGGCTTCACGAAACGCCGAGAAAGCCGTCATGAATTCGTCGAATGCTTCCGACACATCGCTATTATTCCCAAGCGCCTTCGTTTCCACGCTCTTTGTTTCGAGCGGGATTGCATGATTTTTTTCCATTTTTTATCCTGATTAATTAAGAGTCATCATCTTGCAAGCAGCGCGAATACGCTGCGCAAGTGCCTTGTCATCTGCCCGGAAAGCGTCCCGCCCGTCCCGGCCCTGTAACGCTGCAAGTGCAGAATAGCCTTTGGCTATAACCATACGTGCAGCAGAACGGCTCAGCCCCGCATCCCGCGTGAGCCAACGTTCAAATTCTCTGACTGTCGGCAAATCTACCTTCAGATTATCGATGCGTGCCTGCGGCAGCATGGGAAACGTGACCACCGAGATTTCCCAGAGATCCGCTTCGATTATGTGTCGTAAGCCGGTCCGTGCATCTTTGCGCGCTTTGACGGTGCGGAAGCCAATGGACAAGCCATCCAGCCCACCAGCGCGCATCAGTTCCAGCGCCTCGCGTGCCCGTGCCACACCTTTGGCCAGTCTTCCTTCGACATAAAGACCGCGTGCATCTTCGCGAATATCAGTCCAGACCCCAATTGGTTCGGCTGCATCATGCTGCCAGAGCATACGTACACCGGATGATTTGCGAGACAAAAGCGACTTCGCAAAAGCGCCTTTTTCGATCATGTCATTGCCGAGGTCAGCCAAACCAAACACGCTTGCATATCCGCAAAAGCTGCCGTCGATTTCAACATCATCAAGCGCAAGCGATGCGCGCTTGGTTTCAAGTTTTATCATTCCTGCTCCTTTGCGAATCTGGAAGACCGGGAAGCTGCGCATGTTTCATGCGCTCGGCAAATCGTTTGAGAATACCAAGCACTGACCAGGCAGCGAGGCTTGCACCAGTTGCCCCCATCAACATGAGTTCAGCTCGGCCAAGCAACGGTTCGAGGCTCAGCGTTTCAGCAATTTTCACACCTGCGGCGCCGCCAAAAATCATTCCGCAGATAATACCAACGGCAAAACGAATGGCTGCCTCCCGCTTGCCATTGGGCAGCATGTAAGCAAGTGAAACTGCAGACCCGGCGACAGCTCCCACAATCTTTGCGAACCAAACAAATGCTGTCTCAGACGACATAACGGTTTCGCTCAGATTGCTCATGAAACTGTCCTCTTCTGACGCGGCTGATAACCAACCGCATCGCGTTTTTCGTCATCGCTCAGGAACGAAGCCTCCGACACGCGACGCCAGAGCGACTCCCGCTCCAGCGACAGACCTTCGATGCGGTCAGTATCGTGCTCAAGTCTGAGATCATCGCCAAACAAAGGACCGAGCCAGCAGCCAAAAGCCTTGGCGGTGCGGTTGATGAGCGGCAGCACGGTCAGGCGGTAAAAGGCACGATTGGCCTCGGCATAATTGGCATAAGTGTTATCGCCCGGAATGCCGAGCAGCATCGGTGGCACACCAAATGCCAGAGCGATATCGCGCGCGGCCCCGTTTTTAGCTTCGATGAAGTCCATATCTTGTGGACTGTAACCCATAGCTTTCCAGTCCAGCCCGCCTTCAAGAAGCAGTGGCCGCCCAGCGCCAGAGGCGCCGGTGTACCCCTCCTCAAGCTCGGTTTTGAGGCGATCAAACTGCTCTTCAGTCAGGTTGCCACCGTCTTTCGGTGCATAGACCAACGCACCGGAAGGCCGTGCAGAATTATCAAGCAGAGCCTTATTCCATGCACCCGCTGCATTGTGCAGATCAAGCGCCATGAGAGCAGCCTCAAGCGGCGGAAAGCCATAATGGTCATCCAGCGGATGAAATAATTTGAGATGCAGTCCACAACACCCTGCCCCGGCAAGTGAAACCATGCGGCTCGTATTGGCTGAACGATAGACGAGCGATTGGGGCCAGCCATCGCTTGATGTTTCCAGCGTCACCCTTTCAGGGCGCAAAAGATGCAACTCACTTCGGCCGCTTGGCAGATCGACACGCTCCACATAAGCATTGCCCGAAATCAGCAAATGTCCATAAAGTCGTTCGAAGAAACTGCTACCATCAAGGCCGGATTGCGGTATCGCTATGAGGTCGAGCAGCGGATGCGTTTCATGTTCGGTTGTGCCTTCATAAAGCAGCCATGGCACATTGCTGGCTGCTTCGGCGATCAGACGGACACAGCGGTGCGCGACCGGATTGCGCATGAAGCCCTCACGGGCAAGCGACGTATAATCGCGCGCAATCCACGATGGCCCACGCTCCATATGCAAGGCCACAAAACCATGTGCGCTCTTTTTCTCTCGCCCCGCATCAGAATACGAGGGCGCATTCGCGGCAGCTTTGCGCCACGGCCAGTTCCACGCCATAGATCGGCTCTCCAACTATATTGAGTATTATCCGAAACGTCGGATACGCGGCTTTCGGTCAGCACCCAGCATCAGTTCGGTTAGCGCCCAGACCAGCGCGTCAAGGCGATCCGGTGAACGCCCGCTGGAAAGACCTTCCGGCGCAAAATCGCACATCTCGTCTTCCAATGCCGCAAAGCGTCCAGCATGGCGAACACGCCCCTGTTCATAAAGGGCTGCGACAGGCTCGGCACGTAACCACTTGCCGCGCGAAGCACGCCGCATCAGAACCGGTACAGTTGCATCTTCCGCCGCAAGTACGGCGGCAACCATTTCGCCCCCCTGATTAACCTCAGCCAGAACCGCATCCGCCTCGAAAGAATGATAAAGCGCAATTGCCCGCCGCGCCCATTGATGCGGCTTCGCCATGTTCACGCTTTCATCAGCCAACACATGCGCAAAGCCATTTTCATCCAGTCCCGCCACGACAATGCCGCAGGCATCCGACGACTTTCCCGAAGAAGCAGGCGGGTCGACAGCCACCAGAATGCGGATAAGTTCAGGTGCACCATCCTCAAAACACTGTTCTATCCGCTCACGTGACCACAAGGCGCCTGCGCGTTCTTCGATCAGTTCGCCTTCAAGTTCCTGTCGTCCCAGCCGCGTTCCGGCATAACGCTGGTTGATCGTCTCCATAAAACCATTCGCCAGATTTTCAGCATTCTCGGATGTGCGCATATGCGTCATCGAAACAGATGCATCGCTTATTAACGCTTTTAAGAGTGGCACCGCACGCGGTGTTGTCGTTACAACCTGACGCGGAAAATCACCCAGACGCAGGCCAAATTGCAGCATGTCCCATGTGGCTTGCGGATTTTTCCATTTCGCCAACTCGTCACACCATGCTGCATCAAATTGCGGACCGCGCAAGCCATCCGGATCTTCGGACGAATAAAGCGATGCCACCGCACCGTTATCCCAAAGAAGCCGCCTGCGCGTTGCCTCATAGCGCGGACGCGACAGTCGGGAGACCGACAATATGCCGGAAGGACCATCCACCATCACCTCACGCGCATCGGCAAAAGTTTCGCCAACCAGCGCGATATGCCCACAAGATCGCGCCGCCAAGGGCGGCAATCCCAGCGCCATGCCCGATACCCATTCGGCCCCGGCCCGCGTTTTCCCCGAACCACGCCCACCCAGAATAAGCCAGGTTCGCCAGCCGCCAGACGGTGGCAATTGTGCATCACGCGCCTTGAGCAGCCATTCGCTGTCCACGGCCAT